GCTCCAGAAACGATGGATTGTTCCCCATGAGCTTGTAGAAGTTCGCTCCATAGAGCAGTTCACCTTGTGCCTCTTCCCACTGATTTTGATAGGCGTCCCAGTCCCGTACGTAGGGAAAGCTGCTGTTCACCTGTCTAGACACGGTTGCGTTCCACAGCCAACTGACCATGCGCTTGCGACTCCACGCGATGCCTGTCAGTTCCACGTAGTCTACGTAGGTGACTCGTGATGATTCAAGGTCTTCACTGGAGTAAACTTCAATCTTGAAATCGTTCAGTTGATGCGGACTCCACCACGCTCCACCGATGGTGAACGTGTAGTTGGCATAGGACGTCGTAGTCGTGCAGTTCCTCGTCTCCCAGTTCCCATTCGTCAGTTGATATTTCACGTAGACGTATTGTCCGCCTTCCGTGTCGGTCTTCGCCCGTATGGTGATGTTAATCTGGTCGGTGCCGTCAATCGTGTTCATGTAGCTGTAGTCCGCGTCTTCGAATGTCCAGTATTTTCCCGTCTTCGCTAGGTAGTGACTGATGTTTCCGTCACCAATAGTATCGAGGTACGGTGAATCGCCGTTCGTGTTCCATGTGTTCTGCGCGTTCGTGAAACCATCCACATGAAGCGTGAAAATTCCTGATTCTTCCGTCGTCGTGAACGTGTAGACATCACTCTTAGCGAGATTCCATTCTATAGTGTTGTTCGCGTAGTATATATAAGAAACATTCATTCCTGCGTTGTAGTGCAGCATCTTCGTGACGTTCGCCCACTCCCACACGGAATCGCCGCCCAAATCCGTCCACGTATCGTTGCGCCATATACCTGACACGTTGGAACTGAAGATGTAGCCATCAACGTAGCCGCTGGCCGCCGTAATGTTGATGGAGAATTCGCATGGTTCACGGGCTTGCGTCTGGTTGTATCCGTCATCACTGAATGAAATGGATAACTCTGAATACGTCACCTCTGCATAGACCTGGGTGACGCGGGCGACGCTGTAGTACCCGAATTTGAACTGGTACTTAGTGGCACCCCGCAGTCCCGCTTCCAGCGCATCGACCTCGCTCTCTGTCCAAGGGTTACTTGTGTAAGGATTCGTGGTGTACGTCGTTTCGTAAAGCACGTAGCTTCCTGTGAGATACTTCGTGCTGCCCTGATAGGTTTCTCCGTGCGTCTTGATGTAGGTCTGCGCCCACGCCCCGCTCTCGCCTGCAACCGCGTACTTCCCTCGGAAGTAGATGGTCACGTTGTCTATCTGATTGTTGGCGGGGAGCGTGAAGTCTTGCATGGCGTAGAGGTCATAAATCTCCGTCGCAGACGATGAGAGTGTCAGCACATACGTAGCGTCTCCGTCACCTGACCCTGTATCATCCACTTTTTGCCAGTTTTGGCCAGCAGAAGGATAGTCGTACCATTGAGCGTTGGAGCCGAAGCCGTTCGGGCGGAGTGTTTCTGGAGACGCGAGGGGCACGTCCTCCCGTACCTGCGGCGGGCCCGGCCGCGCCGCAATCATGAGGCCACAGGTGAGCATGAGGAAGTACGCGGCAAACCGGATACCCTGCACGCTAACCACCTTCTTCGCGCCGTCTCGAACTTTCTCCATACGACTCTTCCTCAACCCGTTACATAAACGTTCTTCCGCGCGGCTAGACACCCCTGATTCCAAGGGGCTCCGCCTCGGCGTGACGAGGCTAGGCGCCGCTGAGGACCACTTTCTCCGTGATCTCGACGGAGTCGCCCGCGTCCCAATCCACGTTCAAGGCTGCGAAGGTCTGGCGACACAATGTGACGCCGGTGGTGGTCATGTTCGCAATGATAGCTTCTTTAATCGCCATCGTGCCGCTGAGGCCGTCGGCGCTGCTGAAGGTGGCGACGATCTGGGCGGTGTCATTCGTGACGGTGGTGGTTTCGCGGGTGCCGGTGCCGGCTTTCCGCTTCGCTTCGCTGGTCAACCCGTCGTTGGTGGCTTGCGCCGTGGCATCGCTGGTGCCGATGCCCACGATGTCGAAGGCGGTTTGGCCGGAGATGTCAGCGAGGATGAGGCCGGCGATTTCGGCGAGGCCCGTGTTGGTGATGACGTCGACAACGCGGCGGTGGGCTTTCACGTTACCCTCTTTATCCCGGTGGGTGGCGACGCAGATGTCGAGGACCTGCATGGCGTTCTCCATCGGCGGCATATTCCGCTCGAAGCTGAAGTGGTTCTTGATGAACTGGCGGACGCTGTTGCTAACCCGGATAGGGTCCAATCCGACTGGCATAGTGTTTGTTTTCCTCCATTCGATTAATTATACGATGGATATCCCCCGCAAAAAAATAGGGGGGGGAGGGGGGAGGAGGTAGCCCCGAGTTCAAATCCCGGTGGCCTACGTTACGTCCAGGCGCTGGACGCATTCCTCACCCGTGTTAAGGGGGCTCGAAGGAACCGACCACGTAGATCGTGAATTGAAACGTGTCGATTCCCACGGTTGAGGCGTTGACATTCAACTCGATGATGAGCGGGGCGCTGGCGCCCGGGTCTAACGTGTCGACATCTCCATACCAGCTGAGCCAGAGGTAGTCCGCCGCTGCCGGCGGCTGCCAGGCGTCACTGTAGAGGGAGACGTTGATCGGTGCATTGCCGCTGTTGAAGACATAGCACGTGTGGTTCTTCGCCTCGCCCGGGCTCAAGTAGCCCCAGTTGATGTCCGTGAGGACCGTGGTGAGGTCGGCGTCCTGGTAGACGTCGACGTCGATGGCGATGATGTGGCCCGTGTTCTGGATGGCGTGATACCGCCACACGAGGCCCGCTAGCATGGCAATAAGGGTGAGCATCGTCACGACGATGATGTAGCGCTTCAACAAGGTCAACGCCCTCGAGCTATCCTGGTTGAGTTGCCCAGTATCGCCGCACGATCGCTTTGCCCGCAAATTCGATGAGTGCCAAGACGCCGAGGTTCCCGAGCCACGTCAACGCTTCTCCGTAAGAGTAGCCGAGGAAGGCCATCGCCACTCCGGCGAAAATACCGGTGATGGGGGTGATGAGGAATTTCTCCGGGGCAAAGGATTCTAGAGGGTCTGACTTCGCGTAGCCGAGCATCGCCATAACGAGCCCGATGAAGACGCTGTAGCCGACGGTTTTGAGCTCCGGGAGCTCCACGTGGTCGGCGATCACAACGGGGGCAAAGACTAAGATAGCGCAGAGGATCAGTGCAGCAAGTGCAGGCATCTCTTGTTTTGTTGGATCTGACATACTCAGATACCTATGATATGGGGCATTAGCCGATGCTGACCTGGCGCTGCCGATAGCGCTTCAGCATCTGCTTCAACTCCCTGGTGAACACGTCGGGGTGGATGATGCGGACCGCCCAGTCGTTGACGCGGACAATGGGGGAGACTTTCCGCTGTAAGCTGTCATGGAGCACGTTCGCGCAGAGCTGCTCCGTCACGAACTGGATGTCCGTGGGCGTGGTGGTGTACCCGGCGACGTAGGTGACTTTGATGTTCTGCTCTTCGACGTAGAAGCTGAGGTTGTAGAGGTAGAGGAGGCCCTCCTTCGGGTACAGATATTGATCGTTGGCGGCCACGGTGTCCCACTCCTTCGCATCCCCGTAGTTGGCTACGTTCACGTGGATGCTGCTGACGCTGAGGACCGGCGCGTAGTCGAGGGCGACGTAGTCATCGCTCTCCCGCAAGTCGTGGTATTCGTCCGTGATGGTGCAGCCGCCATCCGCAAAGAAGCTGGCCGGCACGTCGCAGAAATTCTCGATGACAGCCTCCGCCCGCTCGATGAGGTCATTCACGAAGGCGTCATACTCGCTCTCCGCCGTGTACCCGAGATCCTCATAGCTGATATGCGCGAAGTTCTTCACCTTCTCCTTCGTCGTGTAGGCCATACACATCTACCGCGTGGTTGACGTCGCGTTCTTCTTATGCTCCCACAACGCCTTCATCTGCAGGAGCTGGATGACGAGGGGGCAGATCTTGCGAGCTGGCTGCGGGCCTTTCCCCGCCTTCCCCCCGCGCACAATAATCGCGTGCTTGTTACATTCGTCTTTGATGGGGCAGCGACTACATTTCACCGAGAGACACGCCGCCTCTACCGCTTGTCCAAGACCATCTGCATGTACCGCTCCACCACGTTCGGCTCATCATGGAGCGGCCGCATCCAGTCATGCAGGGCCTGGCCGAGCTCCCGGCGCATCGTCGCGTCCTCCACGAGCCGCTGCAGCTTGTGGAAGAGGTCTTTGAGGCCGCCCCACGCGATCAGCGGCGGGGCGCTCCCCAGGATCTCCTCGTACATCTTGCGGCCCGCCTCGTCCATGTACGTCGCGGCGGGAATCCGGAACACGCCGGCTTCGACGCAGGTGAGGCCGTAGCTGGGGATGGGTGCGGCGTTGCCGAGGCTGATGTCGAACTCGCTGAACTTCCGCATGGCGCTGTCCCACGGCGTGTTGATGACGATGCTGCTGCGCACGTTGCGGTTGAACCGCATCATGTCGGTCAGGCAGGCGAAGAAGAATTTGCTGCCCTTCTTCTGCACGCTGCTGGTGGCGTGGCCGATGGTGACGAGGCGTTTATCCCCGAACAGCTTCGCCGCCCGCAGCTCCTTCCGGGTCCACCCATACTTGCCCTGCATAAACTTGAAATCCCGGATCACAGGGAGCCAGTAGGCCTCCGCATCGTTTTCGAGGAAGGCGAAGAGGTCCGGCGTGGACACCGTGACCGCGTGGTCGGGGAGGTATTCCGTCGCGTTGGCCCGCAGGTCCTCGCTGAAGGTCCTGAGCTGGGTGCCATGGTAGTAGACGAGGCACCGCTTGGCCGCCATCCGCTTGGGGTTGAGGCCGAAGGCGGTGAAGAACGGTTTCACGTTGATACTGAAATGCACCACATCCGCCTTCTCGAGCATCCGCTTGACATCCTCGCGGCGGTACTTGCTGGCCCAGATGTACGCCGGCGTCCGACTCCAATCATCCACGAAGCGGACGTTGACCGCGTGATGCTTGGTGTGGCGGTTGATGCCCCGGCTGAGCCAGTAGCCCGCCCCGCAGGCGTCATGCGCCCCGACGTGGAGGATCTTCAGCCGCTTCACTTCAGCACCCCCTCCTGACTCATTTCCTCGCGGTGGGGTTCCAGCCACCCGCGGTCCCGCATCGTCTCCATATACGCCTGATGGGGCTCCAGCCGCCGGTACGGTTTCAACGGTTTAAAGTGGGCCATCACGAACTGCTGGCTCCACCACACGGGGTAGTCGCTTTCCACGATCCGCCCGGCCGCGTCACGAACCTGCCAGTGGGTGCCCTCGAAGTGGAGGCCGGCTTCATGTTTCCAGAGGCGGGGATGCCAGAAGTAGTGCAGCCGGTCGATGTCACACCCCAGATTGACGAGGGGCACCCGGCCGGCTACGCAGCCGCTCTCCTCGACCTCCTGGAAGCCGGCGTCGACGTTGCCGACCAGCATCTCATCCGCGTTGATGTCGATGAACCAGCTGTCGTCCGGCACGGCGTCGATGAGGGCGTTCATTTTCGCAATTTGGTTCGGCCACCCGCCCATGGGCACCCGGAGAATCGTCAGATCGGGCAGGCCCTTCAAGCTTTGGATCACCTCCATGCTGCCGTCCGTACTCCACGGCTTCGCTTCAGGGAAGGCCTCCCGATACGTCTGATAGTAGGCTTTGTAGGCGCCATCGGCGACGATGATGCCCTCGACGTGGTCCTTGATGCTTTCCACGTTCGCGGAGATGAACTGGACGTCGTTGTAGATTTTGATAATCGCAAACATCCCGCTATTCCACCCCTTCACGGGCGCGGCCTTCCGCGTCGATGTGGAGCTTCCAACACTCCGGCTCCCCCGGGTCTGGCGGCGGCTGCTGGAAGCGCTGCGTGATTTGCAGGAGGGTGGGCTGATCTACTTCTATCGTGAGTTGGATCTGGGTGACGTCGTGGAGCTCTTGCCCATCCAGGTAGATGTGGGTGTCCTTCCAGTCTTTCCCGACGTGGATCTCAATACGCTGGTCCGCGACGGCGCCGTACATGACTTTGCCCACGATGATATTCGGATCCAGACTTCTTGTTTCTGCCACTTTTTCACAATCCCGAAAACCGGTTTGCGAGACTTCCAAAAACGTAGGCGCTCGCAGCCTGTTGACAAAACTAGGTCAACGCAAATCAGCGAGAGATTTAGGCTTCGAGTTGGCTGGTGTTGATGCGGACAAACTCTTTGGCGTGAATGACTTTGAGGCCGATAGTGTGGCTGCCGGTGAGGAACTGGGTCCTCGTCCGGGTGTCCTTCTCCGCTTCCATCAAGAGCTCCCGTTTGGGCGCAAGCACGACGCCCCGCTTCCAACGACCCATGAAGCAGGCGTAGCAGGTGCCGGTGCCGCCGCTGCGGGGCGGGCCGATGCCCCACGTGTGGCCGACGACGATGTTGATCCCCATGAGCTCCGTGATCTTCCCGGTCTGCAGGTACTGCGGCGTGGCGAAGGCGAAGGGTTGGCTGCTAGCGATGTCCTCCAGGAGGCCTGCGTAGGCGCCTGGGGTGAGGTAGGCGACGCATTCGCCGGGCTGCACGTCTTTCCCAGCGACCAACAGTTTGCCGATGGCCTGTGGAACGTCCGTGGCGGAGATCTTCCCGGTGCCGGTGGATTCGGTGTCGCGGTCGATGGCGCCCGCGAGTTGGTTGGTGGTGTTGCCATCGAGGTCTTCGAGGATGATGCGGTCCTCCGCCCTGAGGGCGGCCCGCACGAATTGCTGGTTAATCTGATCAAGCAAGTTCGAGTTGATCTTCTCGAGATCTTTGTATGCTATACGGGTCCAACCGCCAGCCTCCTTGAGGGTGGTGGTCGTGGTCGCGTACACCGTACCGAGGGAGTCGCTGAAGGCGTCGCCGACGCTGCTGAGGATTTCGAAGTCGAAGTCCGTGACGTAGGGGATGTTCACGGTGTCCCCGGGCTCCCCCTTCGTGATGACGCTGACGTTGCAGAAGTCGCGGAGGTGGCCGGTGAGTTCCTTCGTGGTGGTGCCGGGGATCGTCACCATCCACTGTTCTTTCTTCGGGTTCGTGCGTAGCCGTTCCGCGAGGGCCTCCCGCTTCTTCAGCTCCTCGCTGACTTCCTTCGCGCCTTTCCCCTCCGCATTCTCGGTGAGGAGGCTCCGGGCCTCTAGTATCTTGTTGACTTGATCGGTGACCGCGGCTTCGATGTCTTTCCGCAGGCCGCTGGTGTCGATGACGACGTCGACGGGTTCCCCATGCTCGTTCTCTTCGCGGTGTTCTTGCTCGTTGGCCTCTAGATGCTCATCTGACCCGATGTCATTCTCGTTAGAATCCACTGTAGTTTGTCCTGGTTCTTGAGGCAAAACAATCACCTTGTGTTCGATGGGGCGTTACCTGCTCAGTGCAGTGACGGCTGCGTACCCCTAAACATGCGTCAGCCGCAGAGCGTCATCCCGCTCTGCCAAGTCAAACCGCTGTGTCACCTGTCTGTTGATGACTGCGACTAGACGGCCACTTTGACTTTGCCGATTTTCCGGCCCATGCGCTTGGCTTTCCGCAACTGCGCCCGCAGTTGGTCATTCTCTTCTTTGAGGGCCACGATCTCATCGTTCCGCGCCGTCAACGTCTGGGTGAGCTGGATGTTCCGCTGGGCGAGGTCAAACCGCTTGTTACTTGTGTCCTCGAATTTGCTGCGCAGCGTCTCCGCTGCGGCCGCGAGCTGCTCCTTCTCGGCCTCGATGAGTTCAATGCGCTTCTCCAGCTTCACCTTCTCGGCGGCGAGGTCTGAGGTTTTGTCCACGGTGTCTTTATGGAGGTCTCGGAGCTCGCTGAGGCGGGCTGCCGCGTCATCCACCTGCTTCTGGGCTTGGGTGAGCTCATGCTCGACGCGGGCAATGCGGTCGTCTTTGGCGGCGAGTTCTTCCTCCTTCCCTGCGAGGCCGGCGTGCAGCGTCTTCAGCTGCTCCTCCCGCTCCCGGGCGGTCCGCTTGAGGTCGCTGACTTCCAGCCGCAGCGTCGCGATGGCGTCTTCTGTCTCCGTGGCGCTCTGTTTCTTCGCGGCGAGTTCCCGGTCTTTCACATCCACCGCGGCATGGAGCGCCCGTAGCTCCTCCGCCTTCGCGCGGTTCGTGCGCTTGAGGTCACTGACTTCCAGCTCCAGCTTGGCCACCGCATCCTCCTTCTCGTCGAGGTGGCTGAGCCGCGTCGCCTTCGCTTTGAGTTGTCGGTCCTTCGCCTGGAGCTGGCCTTCGAGGGCGTCCACGGTCTCCTGGAGGTCCCGGTTCCCCCGCTGTAGCGTGGTGAGCTGCTGCTTCAGGTCCGCGATCTGTTCCGCATGGTCACAGTCTTCCGTCTTCGGCTTGCGTGCCGTCGCACGGTCCGGTTTCTGCTTTTCGGTCATGTTTCTCTCTCCTTTACTGAGTGTAACGGCCTCGGCGACGATGCGCTCCACCGGCAGGATGCGGGTGAGCGGCACGCCTGGCAAAACGTATTTCGTTAACAGGGCGAGGCCCGTGAATTCCAGGCCGACGCAGGCATACCCCACTTCCCCGTCGACGTCTTGAGCTGGCGCCCCGCCGAGGCAGTCCGCCTCGATGCTCACGTGGCAGATCTCCCCGCTGTCAATCATCTCCACGATGGGGCGACGTCGATACCGCGCCGTCCGGCCGACGCGGAGCAACACCTCCGCGCAGTCATCTTCATACTCCGCCCGCTCGATAGACACATCCGCGGGCTCTACGACGGTGTGATTGATGTTCACCCGCTTGCCCCGGAGCGTTCGGGTGCCTCGCAGCAGCTCGTCTTCCGTGTAGATGTTCTGGTTCATGCTCACGAGGGGGAAGAGCGCTTCAACCTTGTAGTATTTCGCCTGGTTGTCCTGCTTGATGAGGTCAAAGTGGGGTTGCATCCAGCTGAACCGTTCACGGAAGGCTTGCCGGCCATAGGGCTGTTCATCGTCGAGCCCCAGCTTATTCAGCCAGGCATAGTAGACCTGTTTCCCCTTGTCGCAGACGGTGTGGCCGCCGCAGTAGCGCCGCATGAACTGTTTCCATATCTTCTGAAAATCCGGGTGCATCGGCATTACTGAATCGTCACCTTCAACGCTTTCTCCACCAACCGCTTCACGCGTTCCTTATCCCCATTCGCTGGCTTCGGCGGCTTCCCATTCCCATTCACGGGCGCCTCTGGTTCCTGTTGAGGCTCCTCGTCCGGCTCCTCGAGGGGAATTCCCATCTTCCGCAGCAGGTCCTGCGCCTGCAGGGGCTCTATGGCGCCTGATTTCACGAGGTCCGCGATGCCAGTGAGATCCATCTCTTCGATCGGCGTCCGCTTGCTCCCCCACTGCATGCGGGGGATCTGCTCCGGCCGCGTCTTCCCGTGGAAGGCGAGGACCACCGCGAACATCTCCGTCTCCACCACCCGCTTCACGTAGCGCTGGATCCCCTGGATGTGGCGGTCGATGACTTCCAGCATCTTCGTCGCCGACGCCTCCGTCGCGTTGCGCAGGTAGTGCAGCAGCGGGGCTTGGAGGCCTTCCAGAATCTGGTCGTTCACATGGTTAATGTACTCCTCAAACTTGCCCCGAGGGTCAATCTGCACCGTCTCGAACGTCACGTCGTCGGGGTCAATATTAGCGAGGAAGACGTCTTCATCGGGCTCCCGGTTCTGCACGGCCTTCTTTAGCGCCGCGATGGGCTTCTTGCTCTTCCACACGCTGAGCGGCGCGGCGTAGCGATGGATGATCTTCGCCATATCCTCATTCGTCTGCCGCTTCGTCTCCAGCAGCGTAAGGATGGGCGCGACTTTACTTGTCCCGTAGGGGTCCGCCCCGATGCGGTCCCACACGAAAAAGATGAGGTCCTGCGGCCGAAACGTCACTGGCTCCGCGATGAGTTCTTGCCGGTAACCGAGCAGCTGGCCCTTCCTGCTGATCCGGACCTTCACGCTTTCGGGCGGCAGCAGCTTCAGCCGCAGGGCGCCGGGAGGCGGGCCCGTCACGGCCCACCGCTCCACGGGGCAGAAGCCGTAGGCGAGCATGGTCCGCACGACGTTGTGGAGGAGTTGGTCCAGCCCAACCTGCCGGCACCAGTCATCGATAATCTTCTTCGCCTGCTCATCCTCGCATTCCGTGTCAAAGCCCACGCCGACGCTCATGTCCGCGAGGACGCCGATGCCCGCGTGGACTTCGCCATCCTGATCGTAGAAGCTGCGGCACCGACTCAGGTTCGCCGGGTGATGCCAGGTCTCCTCATACCCGAGCTGGCCGTAGCCAATGACCGTGCCTTTCCGCTCTTCAGGTTCCCGGAGGCCGCCTCGCTTCGCCGTGGAGGCTTCCATACTGCGGTGGGACAGGCGATTCACGATATCCCGGAGGAGGCCCATCTATTGGAACAACCCCGGACCGCAGAGCACCTGCATCTGCCGCTTCCTGCGACGCTTCCGCTTACGCTGCGCCTTCTTCCCTGGTGATTTCGTCGACTTTGTTGACGTTGTCGACGTTGTCGTCCTTGTCGACTTGGTAGACATCTCGAAAACCCCCGTTTGGGTGAGCCGTGTGCGCGAGGGTTAGCGGGGCACGCGGCCCGTGTCAACCTCCATCGCCCCGCGATGCAGCTGCAGCGTCGCCAAGATGGCGAGGCAGACCGCCCAGAAGCGGTCGTCATAGCTGCCTTCGGGGTGGCTGAAGGTGTAGAGCTCGCTGCCGGGGCTTTGCTCCCACTGCACCACGTTCAACTCGGCTTGCACATCCTGGTCGTAGGGGAGCTCAAACTGTCGCCGCTGCTCCTCCACCGGCTGCTCCCGATCCTCACGCCGCACGGTCATCATCAAGTCTTTGAGCCCCTTCGCCATGCTGTGCTTGAGGCTTTTGGTGAAGTCAATTTCCCCGAGGCGCGGAAAGCCAGCCCGCCGGATCTGCTCGTCAATCCCCTTCGTGCCCGTGTGGTCGTAGTAGACGGCGCTGGTGTAATGCCAGCGGTCGCAGAGGCTTTTGATGTAGCCCATCTGCGTCGCGTACGGCGTCTTGAGCTTGAACTGCTTGCAGTGGACGAGGCGGCGGACATCATCCACGACGTCGATAACGGCGAGGGCGCCGGGGTTGGTTTCCCGGCCGAGGTCCCAGCCGAGGTAGAAGTCGCCATCCAACTGCTCCTCGAATTCGGCGAAGTTGAGGTCGCTGTTCTGGCACTTGATGATGAGGCTCGCGGGCAGGAAGGCCGTTTCGTCGGAGACGAAGGCGCACTCCATCTCCCGCTTCCACCGCCACGGATCCCCCCGATACTGCTTGCGCATGATATCCACCTGCTTCCGGTCGAGGGGACCGTTAGGCTTCAGCAGATCTCGCCACGTCCGCAGGTACTTCGCCCCGTCCGGGTGGTGGACGTTACCGCTGAACATGTCGAAGTCCTTGCTGAAGCACATACTGTGGTAGACGCTGTCCTTGTTCCACGGGGTGCTGGCGATGTTGATGTAGACAACCCGCGTCAACGTCATGGGGAGGAGGGCGCTGAGCCAGAGGTCCCAGTCCTTCCGGATGAAATTCATCTCATCCACGTCGATGCGCTCGGGCCCGTGGCCGCGAATGGTGAAGGGCTCCGGCGTCTCCGGGATAATCTTCGCCCCGTTATTGAAGCGGATGATGGTCTGCAGCTCTTCTTTGATCAGGGCTTTGTAGTAGTCCCGGTCCATGCGAGCGAGGTGGGCGTGCAGCCCGGCGTCGCTTTGGAAGTACACTTCCTTGATCTGGTTGAACTTCGGCATGGTCACGATGGTGGTGCTGCCGGGGTGCAAGGCTGCGAAGTGGAGGTCCGCGCCGGTGAAGGTGAAGGTCTTCCCCGCCCGCCGGCACCACCGCACCACTTTGCAGGGGTCTTGATCTTCTAAGAAGGCTTTCTGATGCGGGTAGGGCTCTGCCTCGAGGACTTCCTGGAAGAATTTCACGGGGTCCGTGGGGACACTGGTGTCTTTCGCCGCGCGGTACTGCGCCACGACGTCTTTAAGTTTGTCGAGCTCCCGCTGCTCCCGACTTCTTCCGGAGCTCATTATACACGACCTCTTTCAGCTTGCGCAGCTCCTCCTGGATCTGCCCGGTATCGTACTCGTGCATGATGTTGCGGAGGACCTGGAAGAGGTAGCCGACCACGCGGAACCACTCCACCCGGCTCCGCTCGGTCAAATCCTTCTCCTTGCCATGTTTAATGGCGTCCGCGATCAGCCGCTCAATCTTCTTGATCGCGTCGGTGCGCAAGGCCTGCGTATCCACGTTCTCAAGGGCCTTGTCGATGTTCGCCATCACTTTCCGCATGAACGACTTCTGACGGCGCCGCTCCCGCTGTTTGATAGCGGTCCGGCTGATCTGCTTCGCCGTATCCCGAAACTGCCGCACCGTTTCCTCATGCTGCCGCTTGACCTCCCCCTCGGCACCCATCATCTTGAAAATACTCCGCTGCTTCGATGCCTCGAGGCGGTGCGCCACCGGGAGCAGGTCGAGAAAGATGCTGTCCTCGCTCTCGCTGTCCTCATCCTCGCCTTTCTTGCCTTTTCTGCAGGACATCTAATACCCTCCGCGTGTAGATCTTGCTCTTCGTCGTATCTTCCTCCCAATAGGCCTCATGGAACCGGCACACCGGCTCGAAGAGGTTGGGAAACTTGCCGCTGTAGACGTCGTCGGCCAGCCAGATGCTTGCCTCCTTCGGCGACGTTGTCTCAATCAGGAGGATGCGCCCGTCTTGATCCGGCACCTCCACCCACGCGTGGAAGCCTTTCAGCTCCCGCGTTCCTGAGGCTAAGACGGCGCCGAGGACCACGCGGGCCTCCAGGCCTTTGATGCGGAGCAGCGTACAGCACAGGACACTGGTGTCAAAACAGATGCCGTAGCCGCACTGCAGCGTCTGGTTGGGAAACAGCCAGCCATAGCTCAGCTCCCCCGTGTCGGTGAGGAAGATCGGCCCATGATACTTGAAGACGCAGGTATGGCGGCAGGCCGTGGGGTGGCCCTTCCGGTCTAACGCATACTGCACATTCTCGGCGATGAACCCGGCGACCCGGGCGATCACGTGGTTCACCGTTTTCCCCTGGATCTCCCCGGCCACCCGCTCCAAGAGCGGATTCGTTACCTGGATGAAATCGGTGACCCGGTACTCCTCGCCGAGGAGCCCAAAATTCACGCAGGGACTCTTACTCATGATGCTCTTGCTTCCACGTGGCTAACACGGTCTGCGAGAAGGAGACGAGGCCGGAGAGGAAGGCGCTCACGAGGCTTAACGCCGTCAGCTGCGTCGGGTCCGTCTGAATCGCGAGAATAATGGCACTCGAAAACGTGATGACCGCCGTCAACACCGCGCTGAGAATCATGCGTTTGGAGTCATGGCGTGCCGCCGCCGTATAGGGCTTGACGGCGCCTCTCACCTTCGCCAACCAGTCCGGCGTCATTAGAAGGCCCCGAGACTCGGCGTCACATAGCCCCGCTGATCGAACAGCACTTCACCCGGCGCGACGTCATGCAGGAAGAAGTGGTCGAGGGCGATGAGCTCCGCCGCCTCGGGGTCCCACCAACTCTCATGCAGCATCCGCCGCCGCTCCCGCCGCCGCAGCAGCCACAGCTTAAACCGCATGCGACTGCGCTCTAGCTTACGCTTGCTTCGCTGGCCTCCCACCTAGATAAGACACCCTCCCTTCCACAGGTCTCAAAAAATCTCCCTTCAAGCGTGCC